TTCTTGCTGTTGTCCATTTCAGCGTATCAATTTCGAGACGCCTTCTGTTTACCTCAGCATTGAGGAAACGCACGTCTCCCTCGGGCAATGGTTCCATAGCAAGCCCATTGATTTTGTCCGCGTAATATTCAGCTTGGAGAATGCGCCCTTTACGGTATAGCGACCACAATTCTTCATCAGCTGCTACGGCTCTTGTGACGGCTCTATAGCTTGGCATTGCCTTGTCTTTTGTGATGTCTACAAGCGTTTCACCTGATGCTAGGCGATCAACTATCTTTTCCATAATGACTGTGTTTACGCTTCGTCTACTCAATCTGTGTTCCTTCAAAAAGGCCCGGACCTAAGTCCGAGCTAGTTATTTGAGGCATACAAAGCTAACAGGCAAGCAACTTTGTATATTCAATATATAGATCATCTTACAATCTAACACAATAAATAATTACACTATTGACACTTTGTGACACTTATGTATTATGAAGGCATAACAACAAAGAGGTATACAATGCAAACAGCAAAGAGAATAAGCAAAGGTCTTTATGAGTATCGCGGTTTCACTATTCAAAAGCTTTGGGATCATCCCGAGCTTGATTGGAACATACGCAATTCTCAAGGAAATTGGGAAAACACTTTTTTGACCCTAAGAGAATGTAAGCATTGGTTAGACTGTCGTGCTAAACATCACATATCAGAAATCAACGAATTATGCGATGAATGGAACAGTTGGTTAGAGCGTCAAACTAACATTGATGACAAAACGATAGATGCACAAGAAGCGCTATTTTACGATATTTCAGAATATCAAAGACGTTACATAACCCATTTTAGCTTGCGATGGGAAACGGCTCAAGATGATGGGTATTCAAGATGGAAGCAAGCACAATCAACGGAGGAAGAAAATGCCTAGAATGGATAAACTTAGTAACTACGCTACTACATGGTGGAACAAAGACAGTAGCGGCGGTGTAACATATCACCAAACACAAATTGTTGCATGGAATGACAACAAGGTTACACTTAACACTGATGGATGGGAAACCGTCACAACTAAGCGCAAAATGAACCAAGCATCTAATCAATTCGCATTGCGTTTTGATGTATGGCAAGAAAACTATGAATGGTTCGTAAATCTACCAAACGGTGAGGTTGTTAAATATTATGACGGTATCACCTTTGAAATCTTTGGTGGTGGTGTCGTACAATGACAATCTCAGAACTAATCACAATCATCAAGAACATTAAACTTAGCGACGTTGCCATATGCGTTTTAATCTTTGCAATGGTTATCGCATGGCAATTTGTAGGACCATAGGAGGGCAAACAATGAATAAGAACCAGGAAAGACTTTACCGCAATCTATACGATGCCGTAAATGATATGTTTAACCAATGGGATGAACTTGAGGATATTCGCTTATCTGATCTAATGTCATTAAGAAAAGCAAAGATTAAAGTTTGGCAAGCATGTCATAAGCAATGGGAAGAGGAGTAAAACAAATGACTAATAACGAGAAAAAAGAACTTGATAGGTTATGTGACATTGTAGGCTCTTTAATGATTAGCCAATTTAGTGACCAAGAGGGATATAGACAAACAATTAACGTAATCTTTGATCAGTGGGTAACGCAAAAACGTATTGAGGCAGATAAAAGAAATACATTGGCGATTGAACTTGGTGAAAGAACTGGTTTGGATATTGAGGGCAGCGAAGTAATGGAAGATGACCAATATGTTTACTATCACAATCCAGAATGGCCTGATGAAGTGGAGCGTTATGAAAAACCGTTACCTATGATTGCCGAGCCTTGGGATGATATACCGTATGATAAAAGCCCTTTTAATCAGTAGAAAGATAACAAATGAAAGACAGAGTTAAACTACCCTTGAGTGCTTTTGTACCTGATACAGACGAGCTTATAAAACAATATAAGTGGCTAGTAGAACACCATGTAAACAATGGAAACCCTATTGATGAAGCATGCGGTATAGAACGAATACTACGTATTCTTTTAGACGAATTAGACGTACCACCTTTCAAATATAACTATACCCCTTAGAGCCACGGAGAAGCGCCACAGAGTGCGCTTTTCCCTTTTCCTAAGCCTTACCCCCCTAAAGTACTTTCTAGCCATTTCTCGAGCTTGTCCGCGAGTGCTACACGCTGCATAGGGTCCGACATAGTGAACTCTTGCGACACTTCTATAAAATTCTCTGTAGACAACATCGGTCTTAGTCTACGTAGGATTTTTTCGATACGCCACGACAAAGGATCATTCTGTCGCTTTGCTTTGCCCTCTTTGTACCGTGGGTTCATCCTGGTCAACGTCTTAGTCAACGTAGGCAAAACCGAATCACCCGGCTGCTGTATTACAGTGTCAGTGATTACACTGTCTGTCTGTAATACACTGTCTTTCTGTATTACAGTGCTATTACTATGTATATTATTAGTAGTTTCAGTGTATACACTGTGATTAGCACTGTAATCACTTACACTGTAATCACTATCTCGGGTTGTAACCCTCGCGTTAGCGTACTTACGTATTGGCATTTGTCAACCCCCTATTTAAATCATGCTTTAATTGCTCTTCTTCACGACGTTGTATGTACCAACCGCTTACCTTTTCCCAGCAATCCGGCCTGTCTACCGGGTCACAAATAAGATCGTCAGTGGCTAGTATTACCCAGCCACCGCGATTAACGTCATGCTCACGACCACACGCTTTACATTCCATTTCTTTTTCGTCGCGTTCAAAGTTATTCATTATCTAAAACAGTAAATCCACTGCCTCCACACTCCTCACAACAGCGCCTCTCTTCTTTGAGAAAGCCACCATTGTAATAGTCTACGTAGGGTACCTCTGCCAAGTAAAAACCATCGCCATCACAATACTTGCAATCCTCAGTTTGAACCTCATACTTTGTACCATTTACTAGCTGATAAACGATAGTCATTTCTCGCCTCCAACTGTTTTCTTCACAACAACTCCGGCTTGCTCCATTTTACAACAAATTTCATAGATAAATTGCTGTAGTTTTTTTAAATCTTCATATGAAAGTTTCTCTTCATAATTAGTATCTGGGTTGCTTGTAAGATTTAATATTGATGGATTTCTACTATCATATTCAAACATTACTTGATCTTGTTCATCAAAAGAAAGTGTTTTGTATTCAAACATTATTTTGCCCTCCACTTTATACATGACTTACCCCATTTAGTCTTACCACGCTCACCACTGTCAACTACCTTGTCCTCGTTCTGTAGCTCCGATAAACGTGGCTGCACCGAGCCGTATGGTACGTTCAGCAACTCCGCTATATCTTCCGTTGATAATGATACTGATGTTTTCTCAAGCAACTGATACACTCGATCACGTATCGTTAGCTTGCCTTTGAAGTTACTGTTCGCCGCTGCTTTGCTTGTGTCTGTTGATTGATAACCAACGCCTGTTTCTGTGTATGGCATTTATTCCTCCGTTGTTTTTTTCCAGCCAATCCATTCTAAGAATGTTTCATATGTTTCAATCGGTAGCACAACCAACGTGCGCTCCCGGTCTTTACGGACAAATAGCATATCGCTACCGTCCTGATCCAAAGCATCATACAAATCCTGATATGCTCTGGCTCTTCGCTTGCACTCAGCAAGCAAAGCCTGTTGTGGGCCGATCTTTAAATCACCCGAATAATTCCCTTTGACGGCTCCTGACAACGGAATACGCTCCGCATCAACGCCCCATGATTTATGTAAGTTCACTATCTCGCGCTCAAAATTTGCGCCCTTGTCTCTACTCGCTTTACCGCCCATCTTGTTCCTCTATCTGCTTTATTGTCTGCCCAATCCTCATTGCTATCTGAGGTACAATTGCGTTACCTAATCCTTTAAGTCGGTGTATCCTATCTCGTACCCCATGAGCCACTCTACCCACGCTGGGTTCAGACTTCCAATATTCTCTGGCTCTGACCTCTTCGCCACTACCCCCAACTGAGTGTTCTGCCTCTCGCTCCGATACAAGTTCATGTTCTCTCCACTGTCCTTGTAGTCTCTTGCTGTCGGTGTCGGCCACATTGATCTTGCCACCTCGCTCTCCAAGTTTGGAAACTTGTCGTTTACTCTGTTCTGTATGTTCTCTGCCGACATTTCTGAACAAGCTCTGGGTGTCGGCCACATCTTCACTTGATCCGCTAGGTTCGCTCCGAACACCAAGTCGCTGCTCTTGCTTATCCTTTGCCCCTTCTCGTTCAACGTCCGACCACTGTTTGTATCGCTCGTTCTCGGTGTTGCCCACATTTCTACAGATGATCCAGAGTCTGTCTCTTCTGTGAGGTGCGTCAACGGCACAAGCTGGAACAACGAACGGCCTTGCGGCGTAGCTTTCCCCTTCCAAGTCAGATAACACTTGGTCGAGACCCATTGAGACGTGCCCATAAACATTCTCGAAAACGCACCAAGAGGGTCGCTTTCTTTGAACAATGGAAAATATGTACGGCCAGATATGTCGGTCATCTTCACTGCCTCTTCGCTGCCCGGCTTGTGAAAATGGTTGGCATGGGTATCCGGCTGTGAGGATGTCGCAGTCGGGAACAAGTCCATCTGGGTCATTTGCTAACTCCTTTACATCTGTAGCGATTGGAACGTCAGGCCAATGCTTTGACAGGATATGTCTACTCCAAGGTTCTATATCACAAAACATAATAGGCTTACTCAAATTAGCCCACTGAAACCCTAAAGCAAAACCTCCGATACCCGAACATAAATCAACATGACGTAGTAAATTCATCTATAGAAATCGTTGGGTGTAACTTGCCCCATCGTCGCATCTTGTATTAAATTCATATACTTAGCAGATGGTATCTTGTAATCCTTATGGTCGATAGGCAAACACCAACGCCGCACAACTGTAGCGTGTGGAGCACCTACTTTATCCGCAAGTTGCTTCAATGTCATCTTTGCGTTTTGACGATATTCTTCTAATTTCATCTATAAAACCCCTTGACTATATTTGACATATCGTGCATCTTTGTCATTAAATGTCAAGAGGTATAAACAAATGGGCATACGAAAAACAGATTGGGCGGACCGATTTAATTACAAATGGCACAGCAATCCAAGCACACCTGATGCCTGGACATTCTTTGATAAAGCAGTGCTTAGACCAATGCGAGATAAGGCGTGGCGTATATTACGTGGGGATACTCAGGGAGATGAAAAGTGGGCAAGGAAAGTATTGTACGATAGTGCGTACTACAAAGACCCACAAGGTCATACTCAGTATACAGACAATACAAATATGGTCAGTGGTAGAGCCGTACAAGTTTACACAGATATGTTGCTTGTGGAAGATGCGGACGTAACAGAAGCCTACGGTGAAGCAATCAATATGCTACATGGATATGAGCCACCGTATTGGCATGACATGGACGTAGACAAGGCTGTGTTAGCTCACAGAGAAAACGTAGCTTATGATGCAGAGGGTAAGAAGTCTAAAGAACCTACAATGGCAGAGTTCTCTTTGGTCTGTGAAAACGCAGCAAGTGGCATCCGAGAAGCCATGCAGGGTGCTAACCGTATTGGTGGAGAGATAGATCTACACGGTAATATACCCCACTGTGAACTACCGTACTTTGGTAAACCAGACTACGGAGATGGACGTGTAGAGCTAAAGACACAGTGGGATCAGCAAGCACATACAGATAGTCCAAGAGCAAACTCTTTGCCCAAGAAAATAAAAGCACCGCATATGACACAGATAGCCGGGTATTGGCATCTATCTAAGATCGTTCCTAAAATAGTTTATGCTAACAGGTTAGGCTACGTAGTCTTAGAACCGACGCAGCAAGAATTGGAATTTGCTTTAAATGATATTTCTGTAGCTTGTAGACGTAGAGAAAAACTAATGAAAGTTGCAGATGATGTAGTTGATCTGCTGAGTTTAACTGATCCTCATTTTGGAGATAGTTTTGTGTGGCGTGATTTAGCGCCTGAGTTTTTAATGATGGCGAAAGGAATGTTTGGTAAAAGATGACAGATTTAATTAAAGCAATGGCTGAGGTCAACGATCTCAACCGTACTCACGGCGTTACGCAACGTGGCGGTAAAAAGTACACAGAGGTATTTGTACGTATCGAGGCTTTTAGAAAAGCTTTTGGAACCGATTTGGGTATTGAAACAAATATCATGGATGACAATGGGCAACGTGTTATAGTACAAGCTGTTATTAAAAACAAAGACGGAATGATAATAGGAAGTGGTTTTGCTGAAGAAATACGCGGCTCTTCAAATGTAAACAAAACAAGTGCCATAGAGAACGGAGAGACTTCAGCAATAGGAAGAGCCTTAGCATCCATTGGGTTACACGGTGGTAGCTATGCTTCAGCGAATGAGCTTGTTGCAGCTAAAAGAAAAGAAACAGCTTTAGATGAAATTAAAAAAGAAGAAGAGGAGAGCAATAACGAAACCATGCCACAAAACCAAGCACAATGGGTTGCGTGGTGCACAGATTTAACTAAACAATATCAACAAGCAAAGTCCAAACGAGATCTTGCTGAAGTTGATAGAAAGACTGATGATGCCTGGCTTGATCAACTCAAGTCTAGTTATCCAGAATTATTTCAAAGGCTAGTAAAAAGATTAACAGAAAAGGAGAATAGCTTTGAGCAATAGACCAACATTAGGGGTAAAGTCACTAACGATAGATGGCTTTATGAACAACGGACAGGCTGTAGAAATGAGAGCTTCAGCATGGATTAACGTACCAAAAGATAAACGCTTTGACCAAGCTACATTAGCTTTAGCAGAGAAGGTCAAGAAAGCAATGATCGATCATGGCATATCTGTGAGCGTACAACTGCAACATCGAAACGGAGATGATCCAAAGATGTGGCCTAGAGTTGCAAGCTTTCCTTTGTTTCCAAACAAGCCAATGGAAGAGCAACCAATGCAGCAACAACAATCATCTGAGCCTCCCTTGGGAGAGGATGAAATTCCATTTTAGCCATGAAACCATACCCAGCTTTAAAAAATCGTTACTACAACGAAACTAAAAAACTTCTTGAGCAGTATAAAAATAATACAATTAGGAAAGCTGCTGAAGAATTAGGAATTGATCCGTCTAACTTACGCACACTTGCGTATAGGATGGGTGTGGAGTTTCATAGGTCAAACGGTACAGGCAAGACAACTACCAATACTGTGGAGCGTAAACGTCATATTACGTTACCTATGGAGCCTTGGATATAAGTCGTGGGGCAGACGGAGGTTCTGCCCCAGACAAACAATAATAAAAGTATGAGGTGTACACAATGTTTAAGTTATTTTATACGTTACTCATTATTGAATACGTTGTTGAAGATCACGATGTTTCAACCAGTGTTATCTTCCAAAGCCAACAAGAATGTTATGACGCTATGGGTGATGGTGTATTAGATAATCTATACGATATACTTGCAGATACATATGGCAAAGAGATAATGATGTATTGCAGACGAACGCCAGTTTCTTCTGGCTATCGTGAAATAATTAAACCAATGCCAAGACCATAGCCTACTTCTTGTTCATCATAGACTTTGGCTTTTTATGCGACAAAACCTGACTGCTTTTTGTATGCTTTGCTCCAGTGTGCAAAGAGCCGTCGGGCATCTTATGTGTAGCCCCGGTGTACTCTTTGCCATTGGGCAAGTAATGTTTAGCTGCCTTTGCCATAGCCACCATTCATCATAGATTTTTTAGGTTTAGTTTTTTTTCCGTACATTTCCTGTCCTCGCTGCTTGTTTACTTCCCTTTGGTCCGGCAACCTTAGTCAACGTACCATATACATACTTGTCTCGCTCTTTACCAGTAAGACCTTTTTTCTTTGCCTGGTTCATCAGGCTACGTTCTAACTTTTCAGGCATCAAACTTATCCTTCATCAATAATGCTTCAATAAAAATACTTGCTTCGTTTGTACTTGCGTTAGACTTTGCTTCAAACTGTATATCATTTTTCGGAGAAATTCTAAAGGGTATCTGCCGATCAAATGTTTGCATACCTTCTTTCCAAGTTGCCTCTGCCACACGTAAAATGCGCCCTGAGCTATTATCTAATCTATTGCGGTATGTAAGATACTGATTACCGTTTACTGTACCAGAGGTAAGAGATATTCTGAATAAATACAAAGAATAGTTACGTGCCACAGAATAAACACAGGCTTGCGTTGTGCCTATTGCCGCTTCTACATATGCGTATGCCGTTCCACCATTGTTAATTGTTATGTTGCCTACATTAGATCCAGACAGAATAGTAGCTGAGTTTATGCGTAGAAAACTGTTTGCCGTCGTCACCGTAGCAGTGCCATTGACTGTAACAATCTCTGCCAAAGCATCGTAGTTGCTATCAAGACCAGAGATCAACAATGTCATAGTATCACTCGCACTACTACTTACTACATCCATTTGTACAGCAGAACTAGGATAGGCATATGTCGCTCCGTTGTTCCAGATTGTTTCGTAGTCTGTGCCAATGGTTCTGTTAAAACCAAATATGTTTACAGGTACAATATCCGTAATACGCTCTGAAGCGATCTCCAACATCGCATGTGGACTATCAACTTCTTCGTGAAAGTATCCCATTAAGCTTTCTTCTTTTTATTGATAGCTGATATTCGTTTGCCCTTTGCTCTGGCATCAGCCTTGCTCGATGCACCCCAAGCTCTTAAAGACAGCAACAACCGTGTTGGCTCACCCTTATCATCACGCTCTGGACCCTTCATATTACCCATGCGCTGTAGAAACGATGCACGTCTAGGATTGTTCCCAGACTTCACAGGTGCTTTGAGATCTGAGCCAGGGTTCTCACGCTCGTAAGACTTGCGACCCTCTTCATTAAGACCACCCTTCTTTGCCTTACCTGCTTTACGTTGCCATGCTGGTGTTCTAGCCATACCTAGCTCCGATACTTTCTTGTCTTGTCTCTGATTTTCTTTGGCTGTGGTACAGTCTTACCAGTGCCGCCACCAGCACGTTTAGCTCGTGTAGTTGCAGCATACTCTGCCGGGGTCAAAGCCTTGATTGCTTTCTCTGGCAAATAACGTTCACCAGTTTCACTAGACTTCTTACCAGACTTAGTGCGCCAGTTTTGCTTACTCCAATTCATTAGAGACCGTTGCCGAGCTTTCACGACTTGTACCCTCCACCAGCAGCTTTGTATCTTTTTGCAAGGAGTTGTGCTTTACGAGCCGACCACTTGCCGGAAGCTGTTCCTTGAACACTACTATTAAGTATTGAACGAAACTGACGTTCACGCATCTTGGGTTTAGTATAAGTGTTAGATTTGTTGACTGTGCTCTTTGCCATTACTACACCATCAATTCAAAATGTGGGCCATCAATAAACGGCCTACGACCTTGACCACGCCGAGTATCAACGTAATCATTCATTGCAGCTTCCATAGTTCCATCCCAATGCGCTATGTTTGGTACAGTCCATGCTGCGCCCCACCTTACAGGAACATCACAGGCTCTTGCACCTTGCGCCATAGCATCAGCTATATCATCATACAGGTTTAGTTCCCAACTTGCTCTAGAACCAATATACGCCATGAGATCTACAGCTATACCGTCAATATGCTTTGACTTCATGGTTTGACTTGCACCTTTTGCAACTAATTCTTTTTGTTCGTCTATGGTTCGTAAGCCACAGATAACACCAAAGTCTATTTTAGTTGAGCCAATTGCGTGTTTTACAACAGCAACCATACGTTCGTCTACACCTTCTAATCTTTCAAGGCTACGCTTTCCAAGTTTAAAAGTCATTGTTCAACAAACTCCTTTGTTCCACACAATCTTTCATACACCATATCACTAGTGTAAGCTTCTGCCCACTTGTTTTCTGTAAAAGTACAGAAAGCCCAAAGATCATTTACATCTTGATCTATAATATCAAGCAAGTCTTGCTGCGCTGATACAGTACCTTCTAAATGCTCTATGTCGTGAACCATTCCACTTATATACCATACAAGAGCTACCAACTGCACAGCCATAGCAAAGACAAGAGCTACTGGTATTTTCATATCAGACATATCACTACCTCTTAAAGAACTTCTGTACGCCACGCACACCAAATGACGCTGAAATGGCGATACCTAAACTGTAAAAATACCAGTCTGGTGCTTTGGAGAGTTGTTCAAAACCACGATCAACCCAAC